ATATCGCAGTCGTAAACAGATACTGTAAGGTTGAAGTAGGCCGTTCCGACAAATCGACGCAAGTCTTTGATTTTGCGTCCAATACCAGCACTTGTAAGTGAGGTATTCATATCGTCATCGTAATGAGCAGTCAGCGTGATGTCGCCTATTTCTGAAGGGGCACACAGGACTGTCGGTCTAGACTTTCCGCCTTCGTAGATTTTCTCTACGGATGCTGTTATCTCGCCACCTGAAACCTGAGCAAAGCGGAATCCTTCCCACTTCGGCAGGTTGGCCTGCACGTTGGTTTGCTGTTTGGCATTATCGCTGAAAGTGCTTGGAACTATTGTTGCCAGTACTTGTCTTTGCGCTACTTTTGACATGGGTAACTTCCTCTGTTTAAACCACTGTTGAGGTTAGGTTTGACTTGACAATATCGATTTCGATTCTGTCACCGACGCTGCTGACGCGAACGCCAACTTTCGCTTTGACCAATCCTTCAGACAACTGCAATGTTGGGTTAAGCGAAGAATCGCACTTCACAACATAACCGTTATCAAGTTGGCGGCCATTGGCATCAAAAGCTGGGTAAAGAGCCCCAATGCCACGCATGACCGACAAAATTGATATTAATCGCGACTCAATGTTAGCAAAAATAGTATTTCTGCCGTCGATGGAACTGAATACAACATCTTCAATAGAACGGTAACACTCTGTAACGATTGTATTTACAACGTCCTGCTGGGTGATGTAGCGGAAGTTGTCAATGTCAGACGACAGTGAACGTGCACCGTATATTCTTATTGTGTTTTGAATGATTCTGATTGGGTTTACGTTATTGGCATCCAAGTCGTCACCAACTGATTTGTTGATGTCAGCACTTAAGCCAACCACGAATCCAGCTGCAGAAATGAGACCAGCTGCAGGAAGGTGTGGGCCAGTTTGGTTGTGAGCAACCGCCCGCTTGCCGGCAACATATCCCACTGGTGGAATAAATCGAGTAACTCCTGGAACACTAGTTGGAACCTCTACCCATGGGTAGTACAGGGCTGCGTGTTCTGCACCGTCTTCAGCTTGGAGCGTAAGTGCTGTTGTTTTGACCGTAGCAACAGAGTCGTTTTCTCCAGCGAACAAAAGAGCAATTCTGCTGTATGTATTTGCATGCGTAATTAAAGCAGCCGACATTGCGTCGCTGGAATTTTCTGGACAAACTACTGCACCAGAACCAAGAGCGTCATTAAAGAGCCCCAATTTTGATTCATAGGCAGATTGGTTAACTAGGTTATTGTTTGATACCCCCGTAGTGAGAGGGGTTAAACCAACAGCGTCCGGGATGAGGGTCGTGCTGTTTACTGTTGCGTTTACGTATCTTTGGGCTATTGCGCTGAGATTTATTCTTCCCGCTGCCTGGGATGACGTAGACACTGTTCCTGTTGAGTACTTTTGTGCTCCGTCGTACCAGATGTCAATTTTAAACGTAGTTACCGTAGGCTGAGTGACTACGATTTCAACATCTGCGCTCCATGGGCCCGCTCCGTTTGCGGTAAGAGTGATAACGGGTTCTGCACTGTCGTAAAGCGTAAGGCTTCCCACTGTCGCAGATGCTCCAACGGCTCTTGCAACGTAAGCCCGTGTACCACCTTCTTCAAAAAATGTTTCTAGGGTTGAGTGAGTGTAGGTACCGGCTAGGTAGCCTCCAAACACGTCCTCGAACTCTCCCAGGTTTTGGATGAGTACAGGCTCGTCTGAAGGGCCTCTCTCTGTCAGGCCTACGACAAACAACTGTGACGACTCGCGTACTGTTGTGGTCGAAGGACCGGTTCTTACTGAAGTTGATATAACTACGCCAGGCATAGGACCTCACTGTTTCGCATTGGGAATCCCGTTTGTGATTGTGATTTCAATTGTACAGAGGGGTATGTATTATTCTGTGCAACTATGAATTGAACTTTAAAAATATAAAAACTAATTATCAAGTGACGGCATTTCTTCTGCAGTTCCTGCGGTAACTGTTTCTATTTCTATTGAATCCACAACTCCGAGAGGCTCTCTTGTGACAACTTCGTCTATTTCGAGGATGTAGGAGATGTATGCACCAGCCATCATTCTCTCGCCTTTTAGTAGAGAGATATCTGAATATTCTTCACGAATGCTGTTTTCGCCTATTATCGCCCTAAATGAGGTTCTAGAGTCGTAGGCCTTTAGGCAGGGGTAGTCAAGAAGCGCGCTTCTAACGACAGTGGTTAGTCTGTCTCTCATTACCGTCGTTGGCTCATTGCCTTCGTCGCGGACCCAAATGTACGTTCTCATGCTGTAGGAGACCCTGTAAAGAGGGTCTGCACCATCGAAGCCTATTCGCTCTAATCCATTCATGGCAGTCGTTACGGTGATGATTGAGGGCCATTCATCTATGGCTAGTGGTTCGTAAGCTATGTACTGACCAGGGTCTGGCAGCAAAGTGCTGTCCAGGTTCCAGCCATTTCTGTAGCGGATTAATCTTATTGGTAGGTCCTGTGTCAAGTAATCATTGACATATTTCTTTGCAAAATGAGAACCATTCATTAAAGCCGTCATATTAATTTACTTCCCTGAACAACGTATTGGAGTGTTTTTTTATTTATGTCTCTGTCAAAATCTCGAGGAATAAAAAGTATTTTTCTTGCTGGCATGTCTCGGGTTCCGTATTGATGAAACCTGGCTATGGGACTGTCGATAACAAAAGTCCCCTCCATCTCGGTTATTACATTTTTTGAACTAGACGCCATATTGGCAACGCTTCTAAAAAGTTCTCCAGTTATCATCATCATCGGAGCGCCAGGATAACGTTCGGCTTTTTGAAACGCATAGTCATCATCAAGAGGAGGCCATGCCCCCTTTAACATCGCCTTTGCAGACATCGCACCCATCGTTGTAAAGTTTTTTGAATAAGCTCTTTGTAAGTAGTCTTTTCCCCATTGCAAAACCGGCCTCATGTCATTGGCTCTGTCTCGCATGTTTTGCAGTCTGTCTACAGTATCTTTGCCCTGCCAGTCAACGTCCGTGACTGTTACTAAAACGTTTCTTGAGGCCACGCTGTTATACCCGAACTCGTCTATATTTCCTAATCGAACCAAGCTCGCTATCAAGGAATCCAGTCACAAGAGGGCCGGTATTACGTGTGTTTAAGTCTTTTACGCCAACAACGTCGTCGTACATATTTTGCATTTCACGTGAAGCCGCTCTGATGATTAAGAGCCTAAAGATAGGTATTGATGTTCCGTCTAGGCCGGCGGTATAAGTTATTGTCACTAAATCGTCGGACCATCCGTAGTAGTAATCAATTCCATATTTTCTAGTGATGTAATCGACCTCTTCTTGGAGAACTTTTTCTGCTCCAAAAAGCGGTTTTACTTTTACTTCGTCAACCGAAACTATAGGAGTATTTTTTAGATAGACGGTTGGTGGAGGAGTGGCCCAAGTCGTTGTGTCGTTGCTTGGGCTTGACGTATATGAAGAGTTGTACGTGTTGTCGTTTGATGTCAAAAACGAACCCATTGGCACTCCTGTGTGATTGGAGTCAAGACGTATTTCTTCGGTAAATTCTTGGACTTCTATTGGTCGCTTAAGGAAAGCTTCCATTTCACTTTGAAGGCCAGCCAGAATTATTTCTGCAGCGTCTTCTTGGCGAGCGGACAATTTGATGTCCATATATGTCTTAATGTCGTTGACTGAGACAATCATGGCGGCTCCCGGTTAAAGCGATGTTGCAAATAAATGTTGTATCAAATTCTAACACCTAGCAATGACCTAGCCGAACACTGGGGTTGCCCGCTGGGTGATTCCGGTGTAGATTACGGAGATGAGTGATTCATCAAAATTTAATCCAACTGTTGAATTCGACAACAAAGAGATATCTGAAGCCAATATGAGCGTTTTAGATAGGGTCACTCAAGCGTTGTTTGCATTATTTATGCCCGAGGGCGGAATTGAGTCGCCTGATGAAATTGACGATTTAGCAAATCAGTCCTTTGAAATGGCCACCGTAGTCATGGCAGTTGCAGGAATGAACATTATTGGGGAAAATATCGAAGGCGATTATGTTGCACGATTCAAGCCCTATAAGTCTTTTAGTGACTTTGCTATTAAAAACAATATTCAATAAAGAAGGATAAATATGTCAGAGCAAGAAATTAAAGGCACTTTGTTTGCGGACCAAGACGCAAGAAGAGCCGCAACTGTAAATATTATAGACAGGCTTCATCAGGGATTATTTTACTACTACACCGAGCATGAACCCGAAATAGAAGACGACGACAAAAAAGTAGAGCTAGGCGATTATATGTGGCTGGTCGCGTCCACCCTTATGGCTATATGCGGACTAAGGGTTGTTGGAGTAGAAAGTTCTACGGGAAAGTATTTGGCGACATTTGAACCAACAGAATCCGTGAAGAACTTCTTAATAGAAAAAGACTTTGGCCAAGAAGACGATTATTACTACGAAGATTTCCTAGAGGACGCTGAACCGGATGCCGGACTTGGATGGCACAGCTGGAGACTAATGGATGAAGAGGAAGTCCTAGGGGACGAAGAGGATGAAATTACAGCCGTTTAAAAGGTTGTAATTTTACTTTTTCTTTCCAGTCTTTCCGCCTTTTTTGACTGCTGCTTTTCTTTTGGTGTTTTTTCCAGCGGCGCGTACCGAGCTTGCAGATTTAGGTGCTTTGGGCGTTGTTGCAGCCTTGGCTCTTCTTGTTTTTTGTTGCTGAGACTTGGCTAAGGGTGGCCGAATTCCAAAACCTGCGGCAGAACGAGTACCGTCTTTACGCGGTTTTCCTAACTGTATTCTGCTAGGACCATCGCCTCCTCGCACTCGGTTCATTATGTCAGAAGAGTTGCCTCTCGTTTTGGCGAACTGGAATCCGTCTACTCTGTCTTTGAAATTTTTTGGATTAGTCCCCCCTCTCTTTACAGACCTTTTACCTACATCCAGCCCGTTCCTGTTTAAACGTTTGGTGGCTCTTGCTTCAAGTTCACGGAATCTCTTCGAACGAGTACGTCCTGCGTAGTAGGTGCCTTCTGCGGGCTTTGTTCTACTGCCACGACTATTCTTACCAGTAGACCTATCCAGCAATTCTTCTGCCACAGACTTGGTCATTTCTGTGCCCGTTCGTGAGTCTTTTGCTCGACGGCTTAGAGGCTTGGAGCCACCATATCGCGCCATATCCGCCATATCGCCAAGCTTGCCTTTATTAAAATCTTTTTCGCTGACGCCAAAAACGTTTTTAGCCAAACTTGCGGCGTTTGCTAGTGTTGTTCGTTCCGTCGCGTTTGGCTTACCCCCTGCGCGAATTTTGGCTTGAATTTCCTTGACTTTGTCAACAAAGTAGGCCGCATCGTCGGATATGTCTGGGCCGTAACGTACTCCTGGCATAATGTTCCTTACTAAAAGTCTTTTTACAAATATACCAGAAATATTTATCTGTCAGGATTTGGGGGTCTTTCAATAGAGACCGTAGATGACTCTAGTGAGCCAGGCGGAGCCTCGATTGGAATCCATGCCCTGGCGTAATTATGCTCTTTGATTTTTCTCACTTTATAGAGACTTCCGTCAAGCATTAAAGAGAGTTCTTCTGAACGCATGCAAAGCATGTCTTCAAAATCTGAAATGCCGTATTTGCCAGAGCGTCTTAGTGTTCTAATGATGTCGGATGTCTTGGGGGCGAGCACATGGGAGTGCCCCCTGTTGAGTCGAAGATGCATCATCATGGCATCCATTTTGTCGACGTCGTGATAGACGACTGGTATTTTCCCCTCACTCATGGCAAGAATTTGTGGAATATTCGTTGCCAGTAGATATCTTTCTGAGCCGTCGATTATCTCCCCAGTGGCAAGCCTGACGTGTATCGGCTGAATAAAACCAAACTGAGACAAAGAGGCAGAAATGACAAGCATCTCTGGACGCAGGGTATAGGTGGCTTTCCATTCAGGAACAGAAAGCAGGGATGGTTCAACGTACTCGATTTTAATATTCATAGATATCTGCTCTTTCTAGTTCCAGTGCTCGTACAGCGTGAGCTCTGGTTTTGGGACCCACAGGGGTTGGTGAATTAACGTCAATATCGTTAAGCATTAAGTTTCTTATCAGCCAGCTGACTGGATATCCATGAGGGTCGCTCAGGTGTTTCTTTCTAAATTTTGAAACATAAACACGAGCCTCGGTCTTTCGTCTATCACCTATTAGGTACTTGTCAATAAACGCAGACGCCCCATCAAATCCTCTTCGCGCATAGCTCTCTATGAGTTTTTCTGAATCAAAATCAGCCCACAAGCGTCTTTGGGCATCTATGTATGGAAAGCAGTCAAACAGTCTGTCGTAGAATTCTGGCTCAGTAGCAACTACGTCACCTATTCTGCGAATTGCCGTAGCATGCAGAGGGATGCCGACTCTCGTGTTGCTCCCCGTGGTTACAGCCAGGTCGTAATACTCACAGTATTCCGCTTCATGTTCTTCAATAATAAACTTGAATACATCATTCGTATTCCAGTCGTAGATTATTTTTGCAAACTTTAAAGGGATTCCCTTTTTTAACTTGTATGGGATATTGATGTAGTTCTCGTGCAATTTTTGAACTACAGAGCGATAACGAACCATTGATTCACTAGCCCTAACACCGGTCAGGAAAGCCACGTTTCCCTTTTTCCCCTGCATCGTGTAATAGTCGGTCTGCTCAGGAAGAGAAACTTCATGAGTTAAACCAAAATGCTTACCACTAATGGCCCACGGAGGCATGGGTCTAACCCATCTGTCTTGTTCGAATCTTTGCTGGCTCCACAAAATAGTAGTAAGCCTGTGACCTAGAAACCATATCTCTGCAGGGTAAGGAAGGCAGTACCACTCCATATCAACCCAGTCGTAGTTGCGAACCTTTTCCACGTACTTTACGACAGTAGGACTGACCATCTCTTCGTCTCGAAAGATTACCTTTACTGGACCAAGGCCTCGCTCTTCATGTATTTCTTTTGCTAGATACAGAATCGCAGTGGAGTCTTTGCCTCCAGAGAACTGTACACAGACAGTATCGAAGGTGTCGTAGACGTGCCGTATTCTCTGTCTTGCTGCGTCAACGCAGGACATATCAAGAAATAGGCGCTGACGAGTCATTTAGTATCTTGCGATTTGAGTGAGGCGTGATACCTCGGCACGAAGCTCGTTGTTCTCGCGCATCATGTTTTCAGCTACGCTTTTCCAGTACGTTGCTTCAGAGATGCGAGTATCAAGCGCCTCTAAAACTTCAGCGCACTCGGCCGGCGATACTTTTCCTCTGCCGAGGAGGTATCTACATTTTTGTTCTATGGTCTGTTCCATTGGTAATCCTATATTTCTATGTGTTGGTCTATGAAGTCGATTAGTTTTTCGGCCATTGTTACGCCAGCAACAGCTGGGTCAGCTTTTAGCCATTTCATGAATTCATACCATCGTGCTTGTTGGTCCGTGTTGTCAAACACGATTGTGTACTGAACGACGGCTCTTGGTGCCGAGCCAGGAGCAATTGTTGTTGAACCTCTAATTACTGCATCGTTTTGATTCATGCCTGGCATGATGTCGATTCTCTGTTTTCCGTCTCCTGTTTGAGTTACTGAAACAACATTTCTATCCATTTCTGGAGCGTCTTTAACTAGAGCATCTTCATCAGAATCTTCATAGTCGGAAAATTTATCAAGCCGAGAACTAAATCCGTTTCCGTAATCAGAATTAATTACAGGGGACATAAATCCAGCCCCTGGCTCGACTACCCGATTGTCTTCTCTGATGAAGCGCTGTTCAATTTCGGCTGTTGAAAATTCATCCCATCCCAATCCAGTTAAAAGTTCTGGATAAAAGTCGACCATTTCTAAAACAAACTCTTCAAGAAGTTCTGGCTCGGTGTACCCAAGCTCCATTGTTCGGTTGTCAGCAATAGCAAAAGCCATGGCCCTAGTGTCATCGACGTCAAACTGAACAGCAGCTATCTTGTCCCACCCAAGAAGTTTTGCTGCTTCTAGTTGGTGATTGCCCGCTATGACGGTTGCTGTACCGTCTCCGTTGGGTCTTATCACTATTGGTTTAATCTGTCCAAACTCGGCGTAGGATGCCATAATCGCATTAACGTCTCCTCTTCGTGGATTGTTATGGAGGGACTCAAGAAGGCTTATGTCGAAAGCCAGGGATTCCAGAGATTCATGTATTCCATTAGCCATATCTATACCTGAGACCTTACGTTGGCATTGAGTGTTCTGATTGCGTCCATTGATGCGCGAACCGAGGAAAGCTTTTCTCTTTTTGACTTAACCAAAGCTTCAGCGCACTTATATTCAAAATGTTCTTGGTCTAATTTATAATCAGCCCAAGCCTCTCTTTCCTTAATTGAACCCTTGGCTGATAGGTACTCTCGCGCCCAGTTCGCCTTATAGAAAGACTCTTTCTTAGCCATGTCCATAGATAACGACTCAAATTGTTCAGTTTCCTCTTCTAAGGAATCCATTAAACGAATCAATTCCTGTTCAATGTCAATTTGGCTTATTGGAGAACTTCTCATACTTTTATTCACACCTATCCTTCTAGTGGAGACCAGTCTACTTTGTCAAGTGCAGAAAGTTGCTCTTTTGTCCATTCCCATTGAGTATCTATTCCGAGGCGAACAATTCCCATTCGCTCAAGAACCCATGCATCACATTCGTCGTTCCCAGATGCTCCACTAAATATAATCCCGGTCTTTGCTGAGATGGCAGAAATGACTTCTCCTTTTGATGCATTTCCTCGTCCAGTTG